ATTATCTATTTGCCATTAAATAAAAAAATCTTTATAATTAAATTCGTTGAACATGAAGCTATATTCTATCAACTAGGTTCTCTACAAACGTTTGATTTGGTGTGCGATCTTTGGGAATACTCAAACGAACGACTCAACACCGGTATTCCAGAAATTGATTCAAAAGAAGAACTTTATTCGTTTGATTTCTCTAATTATCGTATGCTTACAGAAGATTCATATGTCCTTCAGGATGAAGACGGATATGATCTTGTTCAAGAACAATTTAACTTCGTTACTCAGGTCGGAGATTCCTTCGAAGATAATACTGAGGTTGAAACAGAAGCTGATAATATATTAGATTTCTCTGAGGCAAATCCATTCTCAGAAGGAAATTATTAAGATGTTTAATACATTCTATCATGGCGCTATAAGAAAGTACATAGTTGCTTTTGGCACGCTTTTTAATGATATTCACATTAATCGCGTAAATTCAAGTAATGAAACTATTCAAACGATGAAGGTGCCATTGTCTTATGGCCCAAAAGAAAAGTTTCTAGCGAGATCAGAAGGCGATCCAGATTTAACGCGTCCATTTGCTATGGTGCTTCCTCGCATGGCTTTTGAACTCGTCAACATTTCATATGATCCAGAACGCAAGCTTAATACGTTAAATAGAAATGTAAAACAAAATTCTTCGAACACTTCACAACTTTTATATCAATATCAACCCGTGCCATATAATTTAGGTATAACTCTTGATATTATGGCGAAGACTAATGATGATGCTACGCGAATCGTAGAACAGATATTACCATATTTTACGCCGCAATGGACTATGACATTAAATATGATTCCTGATTTAGGTTTGAAAGTAGATGTTCCGGTTATATTAAACACTACGAGTTTACAAGATACTTATGAAGGTGATTTTATAAATCGTCGTGCTATAGTATATTCATTGGGATTTACGCTGAAAGCTCAGTTATTTGGACCAATCAGAAAGAGCGGAGTTATCAAGAGAACCTACACTAACCTATATGTTCCACCTGGTGATACTTCAGCAGATGAAGCTGTAGGAACTCCTATCTCTGAAAGAATAACCATAACTCCCGGTCTACTAGCAAATGGCTCTCCTACTGCAAATGCATCGGCAAGTGTAGATATTTCTTTGATAGATGCCGATGATAACTATGGATACATAATAGATTTTGATGGGATATCGGATACAATAACATGAACGCATCAGATAAAATTATATCAGACGCATTAGACATCGCAGAATTTGAAGAAATCACTATAGAACATTTTCAAGAAGAAGATGACGACTATACGTTTGCCCGAAAGAACCTAAGAAGTATCCTTGAAAAAGGAAGTCTGGCTCTAGATAAAATGATAGAAGTGGCAGACTTATCTCAGCATCCAAGAAGTTATGAAGTAGTTTCTACGTTGATTAATTCTTTATCGGCCTCAAATAAAGATTTGCTTGAACTTTCTGAAAAGAAAAAGCGAATAGAAAAAGCTGAAAATAAGATTGTTAACAATAACGTCACTAACAACCTATTCATAGGATCTACTGCGGAGCTTCAGAAACTTTTGAAGGGCGAATAATATGGCTTCTGATAGTTATCTTGGTAATCCACTTATCAAGAAATCCAATGTAGCGATCAACTTTACAGCTGAACAGATTCAGGAATATGTAAAGTGCGCTAAAGATCCAGTCTATTTTATTCAGAACTATGTAAAGATCGTCAATATCGATCTTGGTCTGGTTACGTTTAAACTATATCCATATCAACAGAGTATAGTTGAATCTGCTTGCGACAATCGATTTGTTATATGTAAGATGCCTCGTCAGTTTTCAACGAAAATTATAATGTAGCCATTCTTGCTCATAAAGCCGCACAGTCTCGTGAAATTCTGTCTCGTATTCAGTTTGCCTATGAACATCTTCCTAAATGGCTACAGCAAGGCGTAGTTGAATGGAACAAAGGTAACATTGAACTTGAAAATGGATCTAAGATTTTAGCGTCTGCAACATCATCTTCAGCTATCCGTGGTGGATCTTTTAATATGATCTATCTCGATGAGTTTGCATTCGTTCCAAATAACTTACAAGAACAATTCTTCGCATCAGTATATCCTACGATCTCGTCAGGTTCTACTTCAAAAGTATTGATTACTTCTACTCCGAATGGCTTAAATCTATTCTATAAATTATCGGCAGATAGTCAAGACAATAAGAACGATTATCATGGCATTGACGTTCATTGGTCAGATACTCCTGGTCGTGATGAAAAATGGAAACTTGAAACTATTCGTAATACATCTGAACAGCAGTTTAGGGTGGAATATGGTTGTGAGTTCTTAGGTTCATCCAACACGCTTATTGATCCCTCTAAATTACAGACATTGGTGTTCACTTATCCGATCAAGACAGTTCCATATTTTGGATCAGATCTTAAAGTTTATACGTCTCCGGGTAAAGGTAATAAATACATCATTACAGTCGATGTAGCTCAAGGTGCCGGATTAGATTATTCTATATGTCAAGTCATCGATATCACATCTGTTCCATACAGACAAGTTGCAACATATAAGAACAATATAATTCATACGCTAGTTTTTCCAGACGTCATAAGAAATATTGGAATATATTACAATGAGGCTTTGATTCTTGTAGAAATCAATGATATAGGAAAACAAGTAGTCGATAGCTTACACTATGACTTAGAATATGAAGGCATATTGACCGTCGATAAATCGATAGCAGCCGGACAAAAATTGACGGGAGGGTTTGGAACAAGAACGCAAATGGGTGTCAGAACGACTACCCAAGTAAAGCGTATAGGATGCAGTAACTTAAAAACGTTGATAGAAAGCGATAAGCTTTTAGTATGCGACTTTGACACCATCAACGAATTGTTTAGGTTTGTAAGCGTAAGAAATACGTTTCAAGCTGAAGACGGAAACGACGATCTCGTTATGGGTTTAGTATTATTCTCGTGGTTGATTAACCAACCTTACTTTAAAGACATGTCTGAAAACGATGTTCATAAAGTTTTAGTTGAAGCGGCAATGGAAGACGATCTTCTACCCTTTATAGTAGATGAAGGTTATATATCGTATGGAAATGAGCCGATTGATGTTTCTCCCGATCAGTTTGATCCATTTTTAGCTAATTAAAAACATAAAATAATAAATAGAACATAGCATATACACATAAATCTGCTAAACGTTTTCGTAAGGGAGAATAAACCATGCCATTTCAAGTCAGCCCTGGAGTCAATGTATCTGAAATTGACTTAACCACTATAGTTCCTGCGGTATCCACCACAGAAGGTGCGATTGCCGGCGTTTTCCGTTGGGGTCCAATCGGTAAAGCCATCCTTGTAGATTCAGAAGACAAGCTTGCTGCTCGCTTCGGCAAGCCAGACAGCACTAATCCAGAAACATTTTTTACAGCTGCAAACTTCCTTGCATATGGCAATAAGCTTTATGTAAGTCGTGCTGCTAACACTACTGACACTTTAGGCGTTACAGGTGTCCTTACTGCTGTAGCAAATACTGGTACTTATGCAAATACAATTCTTATCAAGAATGATGACGATTACGATCTGTTATCTAACCCAGATACAGATGTACTATACGCTGCAAAATATCCTGGAGCCCTTGGTAATTCGCTTAAAGTTTCTGTATGCGATTCTGTAAATGCATACGGTTCTAATTTAAATATGTTTTTATCTAATAGCAGTTTAGTCCTCAATAGTACTAAGATATCAAATGCCGGTATTTTATTTACGGTTGGATCCAATCAGGCTACAATTTTTATAGGTAATACGGCATCAAGATGCTTTGAATATAGTTATAAGCAATACATTTATAGTAGGCTCTATTCTACAAGCAGGTAATGCTACGATTGGTACACAAGGTCTTCGTATTACTAGTATCGCAAACGCAGCATATGCCGCAGGAAATACAACTGCAGTATTTAACTTAGATGCTAACTATACGCTTTCAACCAACTATTATTCAAATACAATTGTAAGAAATTGGGAATATTATAACGCAGTAGATAAGGCTCCTGGCACTTCAGTTTATACCAAGAAATTCGGTAATAGCTCAGCTGTCGACGAAGTTCATGTAGTAGTTGCCGATGAAGATGGCAAGTTTACTGGTGTTCCTGGCACAATTCTTGAAACCTTTAGAGGTCTTTCAAGAGCTACAGATGCTAAGACAGAAGATGGTGCCACACTATATTATAAAGAAGTACTCAATCAGAATTCAAATTATATCTGGTGGATTAATCATCGTTCTGGTGCTATTGGTAATACTGCTGTAAATATAGTTAATTCAACAAACTCAAAACCAGTAACTCTATCATTTGTAACTGGTTCAGATGGCGCCACTGAAAGTACTGTTGCAATCGGTGATCTTACCCGCGGATACGATTTATTCAAATCAGCCGAAGATATTGATGTATCATTGATTCTTCAAGGTAAATCTCGCGGAGCTTCAAATACTGCACAATTAGCAAATTATCTAATTGACAATATTGCAGAATCGCGTAAAGATTGCGTAGTCTTTATTTCGCCAGACAAAGATGACGTCGTAAATAACGTTGGTAAGACAGAAGTCACAGACGTCGTAGGTTTCCGTAACGCTCTAACATCTACTTCTTATGCTGTCATGGATTCTGGTTATAAGTATCAATATGACAAATATAATGACGTATATCGTTATATTCCATTAAATGGCGATATCGCTGGTCTTGCTGTTCGTACAGATAACGTACGAGATCCTTGGTACTCGCCAGCTGGCTTCAATCGTGGTCAGATCAAGAACATCATCAAGCTTGCTTATAATCCTGCTAAAGCAGATCGTGATATCCTCTATAAGAGCGATGTCAATCCAGTCTGTATTTTCCCGGGTCAAGGCACAGTACTATTTGGCGATAAGACGGTTCTTGGTAAACCAAGCGCATTCGATCGTATTAACGTTCGTCGTCTATTCATCGTTCTTGAAAAGGCAATTGCAACAGCTGCAAAGTTTACGCTATTCGAGTTCAATGATGACTTTACAAGAGCTCAGTTTAGAAACTTAGTTGAACCTTTCCTAAGAGACGTTCAAGGTCGTCGCGGCATCTATGACTTCAAGGTTGTTTGTGATGAAACAAACAATACAGGTGATGTTATTGATCGCAACGAATTTATAGGAGACATCTACGTTAAACCCGCCCGCAGCATTAACTTCATTCAGTTGAACTTCGTAGCAGTTAGAACTGGTGTTGAATTTAGCGAAGTTGTTGGAAATTTCTAATAAATAGGTTTAACTAACGAGGAGAATTTACATGGCCTTTAATATTAATGAAATTAAAAGTCAAATGTTATTTGATGGAGCGCGCCCAGCGCTCTTTCAAGTAACGATACAGAATCCAGCAAATTCTGTAGCCGATATCAAAGTTCCTTTCATGTGTGAAGCCACAGGTATTCCACACGGGCGATCGCACATACGCTGATTGGAACGTGACGATCATCAACGACGAAGACTTCTTGATTCGTAATGCAATGGAAGAATGGTCAAATAAGATCAATACTTTCCAAGGAAACATCAGATCTTTTGGTTCTGCTTCTCCTTTGCTTTATAAGTCACAAGCTCAGGTCGTTCAGTATTCAAAGACTGGCGTACCTATTCGTACATATCAGTACAACGGAATCTATCCAACATTAATAAGTGATATTCCACTTTCATGGGCATCACAAAATGAAATCGAAAGATTCCAAGTTACTTTTGCAGTCGACTATTGGGAAGTTTCCGGTGGAATCACTGGCAACGCAGGCGGACTTTAATAATATCGGGGGAGCTTCCACTCCCCCGTTTTTAAGTGAGATAATATAATATGGCAAGTCTTTTCGGATTCGAATTTAAACGCAAGAAGGACGAAGACAAGAGTAACAACGAGTCTTTTGCTCCTCTTGTTCAAGACGATGGCGCGATGGTCGTGGCAGCGGGTGGTACTTATGGTACCTATGTAGATCTTGAAGGATCTGCTCGTACCGAAGCTGAACTCGTTACGAAATATCGTGAGATGTCTCTACATGCAGAACTTGACTCAGCTATCGATGATATTGTCAATGAAGCTATTATCATCGATACTGGCGTCGACGTCATAGAACTAAACCTTGATAAGACAGATCTTTCTGATAATATCAAGAACGTCATCATTCAAGAATTTAAATCTATCCTTCAATTGTTCGAGATGCATACGCATAGCTATGACATCTTTAGACGTTGGTATGTAGATGGTAGATTATACTATCATGTGGTCATTGACGATGCCAAACCAGAAAATGGTATCAAAGAATTCAGATATGTGGATCCACGTAAGATTCGAAAAGTACGTGAAGTCAAAAGAAAGCCAATACCTAATTCTAACATAGTCGTTACGCAAAAGCAATCTGAATACTTCATCTATAATGAAAAAGGATTTGCTCAGAATATTGCCCAAACAACTACTGCTACTGGCACATCTGGCGTAAAAATTTCTGCAGATGCTATACTTCATGTAACATCGGGTATAACTGATAAGAACAACCAGTTGGTTTTAGGTGCATTGCATAAAGCAATTAAGCCGCTAAATCAATTAAGAACTCTTGAAGATGCTACGTTGATTTATCGCATTTCTCGTGCACCTGAGCGTCGCATATTCTATATCGATGTAGGTAACTTGCCTAAGATGAAAGCTGAACAGTATCTTCGTGATATTATGGCTCGATTTAAGAACAGAGTAGTTTATGACTCTGCTTCAGGTGAAGTACGTGATGATCGAAAGTTCATGACCATGTTAGAGGATTTCTGGTTACCTCGTCGTGAAGGCGGTAAAGGTACAGAAATCCAAACTCTACCACCTGGTCAAAACTTAGGTCAATTAGAAGACGTTAAGTATTTCCAACGTAACTTATATAAAGCGTTGAACATACCAATCAATCGTATTGAACCAGAGCAAACATACAATTTAGGTCGTGCTACTGAGATTACACGAGATGAAGTTAAGTTCTCTAAGATGATCACTCGTCTTCAGACTCGTTTCTCACAATTATTCCTACAAGCTTTAGAAAAGCAGCTCATCTTAAAGAAGATAATTACTCCAGAAGATTGGAATCAACTTAGTGATAAT